ATCTACCAACTACATTGCAGACGTACTAAACAATCAGTCTGAATATGTTTGGCTTGTAGATGCTGCTAACATCGACTCTGACTATAGAGTAGCTGGTGCAGGTACAGACGCTGCAGACTCTGGCGACGACTTCAAGCTGATCGCATCTGCTCAAGGTGTAAAGACGATCAGCATGGTCAGTGGTGCTAACTCTGGTTCGCTGACTACTTCTGAATACGCTACTGCCTTTGATCTGATCGAAGATGTAGATACGTATCAGGTAGACTTCCTGATTGCACCACCAGTAACTGCTACATCCGGTGCAAACAATACTGCAAATACGATCATTACTGATCTGAACACAATTGCTGCTACAACCCGTAAAGACTGTGTGGTAGTTGCATCTCCACCAAAAGCTTCTGTAATCAATACTACTACTCCAGTAGATGATACGGTTACTTTTGCTAATCTGCTTCCATCTAGTTCTTACATCTTCCTTGATAATAACTACATCAAGGTATTTGATAAGTACAACGATGAATATATCAACATTCCAGCAAACTCTTCTACTGCAGGACTAATGGCTCAATCGGATCAGGAAACTGCTCCTTGGTACTCGCCAGCTGGTCTGAGAAGAGGTCAGTACTTTGGTGCTGTAGATATCGCTCACTCGCCAACTAAAGCGCAGAGAGATACACTCTATAGAGCGAATGTTAACCCAATTGCCAACATTCCTGGTGCTGGTATTACTCTGTTTGGCGATAAGACAATGCTGCGTCGTCCTTCGGCATTCGACCGAATCAACGTTCGCCGCCTGTTCCTTACTCTGGAAAGAGCAATTGCAAGAGCAGCAAAATCTGTACTGTTTGAATTCAACGATGAATTTACCAGAGCAGAGTTTGTGAATATTGTAGAACCTTTCCTGAGAGAAGTAAAAGGTCGCCGTGGTATCACTGATTTCCGTGTTGTCTGTGACGAAACAAACAACACCCCAGAAATCATTGACCGTAATGAGTTCATTGCTACTATCTTCATTAAGCCTGCACGTTCTATCAACTTCATCACACTGAACTTTGTTGCTGTTAGAACTGGCGTAGACTTTGAAGAAGTAGCTGGTCAAGCATTCTAAGAACCGCTAAACTAAGGAGATAAAAGAATGGCTATTTTAGGAGTCGATGACTTCAAGGCAAAACTGAAGGGCGGCGGTGCTAGATCTAACCTGTTCAAAGCGACCGTCAACTTTCCAGGATATGCAGCAGGTGACGTAGAACTTACATCGTTTATGTGTAAGGCTGCACAACTCCCTTCCTCAGTAATGGCTGAGATCGTTGTACCATTCCGTGGTCGTGAACTCAAAATTGCTGGTGATCGGACGTTTGAACCTTGGACAATCACAGTAATTAACGACACAGACTTTAGTGTTCGTGACGCTATGGAGCGTTGGATGAATGGCATTAACGGCCATACAACCAACGAAGGTCTTGTTAATCCAACTGACTATCAAGCTGATCTGATTATTGAGCAGCTGGATAAGAACGGCGACACGCTGAAGACCTACAACTTCCGTGGTACTTTCCCAACTAACGTATCTGCAATTGACGTATCTTACGACAATACAAACGTCATTGAAGAGTTTACTGTAGACTTCCAGGTACAGTATTGGGAATCTAATACTACCAGTTAATATTGGTATAAATATTCGGTAGGGGAGGGACAATTCTCTCCCCTATTACCTTATACACTCGGAGAAGTATTTTGGCAGACGATAGTTTAAAATTATTTGGCTTTGAGATCAAGCGAGCTAACAACCAAAAGGCGGCTGAGCAGCTTCCATCTATCGTACCACCTTTGGATGATGATGGTGCAGGATACATCACTGCGTCTGGAAGTCACTATGGATCATATGTAGATCTGAGTGGAGAGCAGGCAAAAGATGATAAAGAGCTGATCCAAAAGTATCGCCTTATTGCACAGCATCCAGAAGTTGATGCTGCAATCGAAGATATTGTCAACGAAGTTATTTCAGGTGAAGATCAGGTTGTGGACCTAAACCTTGATAACGTTGATACTACAGATTCAATTAAAGATCAAATTAAAGAAGAATTCGATGACGTTGCAGCAATGCTTGATTTTCAAAGCTATGCGCACGACATCTTTCGTAGATACTATGTAGATGGAAGAATCTATCACCACTTGATCGTTGATCCTAAGAGACCTCAAGAAGGTATTCAAGAGATCCGGCCAATTGATGCTACTAAGATTCGTAAGATTAAAGAAGTTAAAAAAGAAAGAGACCCTGTTAGCGGTGCTAGTATCGTAAAGAAGATTGATGAATACTATATCTTTACTGAAGCAGGTAATGCATCTTATCAGTCTCAAGCAGCTGGATCTAAAAGCAGTAACGCGGTTAAGATCCACCCAGATGCTATTAGCTATGTAACTAGTGGTTTGATGGATTCTAGACGTAAGAAAGTAATCTCTTACTTACATAAGGCTCTAAAGCCTGTTAACCAGCTTCGTATGATGGAAGACGCGTTAGTTATCTATAGACTATCACGTGCACCAGAGAGAAGAATTTTTTATATTGACGTAGGTAACTTGCCAAGAGGTAAGGCTGAACAGTACCTTAAAGACATTATGTCAAGGTACAGAAACAAATTGGTCTATGACGCTAATACGGGCGATCTGAAGAACGACCAAAAGCATATGTCTATGCTGGAAGACTTCTGGCTGCCACGTCGTGAAGGTGGTAGAGGTACAGAGATTAGTACATTGCCAGGTGGTCAGAACCTTGGTGAAATCGATGATATTGTTTACTTCCAGAAAAAGCTTTATCGTGCATTAAACGTTCCAATCGGTAGACTTGATCCTGAGCAAGGTACTGGTATTCTTGGTAGAACATCTGAGATTACCAGAGACGAATTTAAGTTCCAGAAATTTGTAGGTAGACTTCGCCGTAGATTCGCTGACCTATTCTACAATATTCTGAGAAAGCAGCTTCTCCTGAAAGGTATCATTACAGAAGACGATTGGGAATCTTGGAAGTCTAGTCTATACGTTGACTATATTACAGACAACTACTTTACAGAGCTGAAAAACGCCGAGATGCTAAGAGAGCGGGTAAATATGCTTCGTGAGGTAGAACCTTATCTGGGCAGCTTCTACTCTAAAGAATGGGTAAGAAAGAACGTCTTAATGTTTACCGATGATGATATTAAAACAATGGAAGATCAGATTGAAAAAGAAACGAAATCTGGCGAAATCGGTACAGAAGACGAAGAAGATATCTAAAGATCTAAATAATTATAAATAAAATTAAGTTTTCTAAACTGGAGTTTACAAATGACTGATATTATTGATTTTCTTAACAATGTTACAAATAAAGATTATGCTAAAGCTGAAACTCAGTTTGCTGACTTAATTAACGGCAGATTGAATGACAGACTCCAAAACGAAAAAGTTAAAGTAGCAGGTATGGTCTTTAATAATGTAATCGAAGAAGATCCAGAGCCTGAAGTCGAAGCTGAGCCTGAAGTAGAAGTAGAGGCAGAAGTTGAGCAAGAGCCTGAGGAAGAAGTAGAGTCAAATGAAGACGTTTAAAGAATTTGCAAAGAACATCGCTCCAAAAGGTCAAAAAATCGTTAAGGTCTTAGATCTTAAGGGTGGAGAGATGATGGTCACAAAAGACGCAAAAGGTAAGTTTAACGTTATGTTTGATAACCAAGTGGTTGATACCCTTGGCTCTGAAAGAGAAGCAATGCAAGCTGCTAAGAACTTTGGCAGCATGATGGGTAAAAGGTAAATCAAATGAAACTTATTACAGAACATACAGAAGAAGTTTCCTACATCGTCGAAGCAAAAGACGATGGTAGTAAAAACTATGTAATTGAAGGTATCTTTGCCCAGGCGGAACAAAAGAACCGCAATGGAAGAATTTATCCAAAAGCAATTTTGGAATCAGCAGTTTCTAAGTATGATAAGGAACAGGTACAAACCCAACGTGCAGTAGGTGAACTAAATCACCCTGCAGGTCCTATCATTAACTTAGATAAAGTATCTCACCGCATCACCGAACTCAAGTGGAACGGTAACGATGTGATGGGAAAGGCACTTATTCTTGATACACCGAATGGTCAAATTGTGAAAGGTTTGTTAGACGGTGGAGTTAAGCTAGGTGTTTCAACTCGTGGTATGGGAACTCTTGAGCAACGAAACGGT